CATCATCCTACTCAAACGGAGAACTAAACAGGTCATAAAATGATAGGAACTGGAATCGAAAAACGTATACAAGTTCAACAAGTTATAGAAAGTCAACTCCCTGAGTTTATACTTTCAGAGAGCCCAAAAACAGTTGACTTTTTAAAACAATACTACATCTCTCAGGAACATAGGGGTGGTGTGGTAGATTTGAGTGATAATTTAGATCAATACATTAAATTAGATAATTTAACACCAGAAGTAATTGTTGGTATTACAACTTTAAGCACAGATATTACAACTACAAGTGATACAATTACAGTATCATCTACAAAAGGTTTCCCAAATGAATATGGTTTGTTAAAAATTGATAGTGAAATTATCACATATACAGGTATCACGACAAATAGTTTCACTGGATGTATTAGAGGATTTAGTGGTATTTCATCCTATACAAATCCTAATGATCCGGGTGAATTAGTATTTTCAAATACAACTACAGGAAATCATGCATCTGGTGCAGTTGTAAATAACTTAAGTGTTTTATTTTTACAAGAATTTTATAAAAAAGTAAAGAAATCACTAACACCGGGATTAGAGGATACAAAATTTGTATCAGAAGTTGATGTAAGTAATTTTATAAAAGAATCCAAATCATTATATCAATCTAAAGGAACTGCAGAGTCTTTTCGTATTTTATTTAATGTTTTATACGGATTGTCACCAAAAATTATAGATTTAGAGGAATTTTTAGTAAAACCTTCGTCAGCTGAATATATTCGTAGAGAGATTGTATTAGCTGAGGTAATTAGTGGTGATCCAAATAAATTATTAGGACAGACAATAACAAAATCTGATGACTTAGAAACAAACGCATCAGTGTCTGAAGTCGAAATTATAACAAGAAACAGAAAAACATTTTATAAGTTAAGTTTGTTTGTTGGATATAATGATAGGAGTGGAATAAATGGAGTATTTACCATTCCCGGTAAATCAAAAGTAATAGGTAATGTATCCATAGGGTCGTCTGTAATCACCGTAGATTCGACTGTAGGGTTTGGAAATACTGGAACTATTAGATCGGGTATTAATACAATTACATACACTGATAAGACTGTTAATCAATTTTTAAACTGCACAGGTATTACTAACTCAATATCATCTACTGATGACTTAAGATCAGATGAATTAATATTTGGATATGAGGATGGTGACATATCAAAAAAAGTAGAATTAAGAATAACTGGTGTTTTATCCAATTTTCAACTTTTACCTTCGGCAAGATCAAGTGTAACAAGTGAAGGAGAAAGGATTACTGTTAAAAATTTAGGTGAGGTAATTGCAAATCCAATAACTGATAGAACACAAAAAGAAATATTTTTTAATTCTTGGATTTATAATACATCTTGTACTTTTGAAATTGAATCAATTAATGGATCAACTTTTCTTCTTAAATCAAATTTTGATAAATCTAATTTGAAAGAAGGTGATAAGGTTGATATTTTAAGAAGGGGAACTGAAATAGTAGATGTTACTGATGCTATCATTAAAACAACAAATCCTACAGGTTTACAGGATAAACAATTAATTTTAGATAATATTTCAGGTTTTACACCAACATTTGGTATTTTTTATGATCTTCGTAGAAAATTAGATAGAGCATTTAGTTCAACATCACAATTAGAGTTTGGAAATAATGTAATCACATCAAATGTACAGAATACTTATAATAAAGATGATGTTGATTACTATGTTGCCTCATCATCATTACCATCATATGATATCACTGAAACTGTCTCTAAAAGTATCATACCTAATTCTACAGGAACTTTTTTACAAGGGTTTAATAATGTTAGTCAAAAATTCTCTATTATATCATTCTCAACTGATACTGACTTTAAAACAGGTGATGCCATATTTTATAAACCGTCTAATAATCCTTTAAAAGGTTTAGAAGAGGGTGTGTATTATGTTGAAGTATTAAGTTTAAAAAATCAAATTAGATTATACAGCTCAAGATCCTTTATACCCATATTAGATTTCTTACAATTTACAACGGGAGGCACCGGTAGTCATAGTTTTGTTCTTCTCAGACATAAAAATGAAAAAATTGGTGTACAGAAAATATTAAAAAAATTCCCTGCCTCACCAAATATTAAATCAGGAAATAAAGTAGTTACTACTCCCGGTTCAACAGGTATTCTTATTAATGGTGTAGAAATTACAAACTACAAATCAGAAGATAAAATATATTATGGCCCATTAGATGATGTTAAAATTCTTAATGGTGGTACAAACTTTGATGTAATAAATTTACCTAGCATAACTCTTCCACAAGTCGCATCCGGCACAACTGCATTAATTCAACCAGTTATTCAAGGTGAATTAAAGGAGATTTTAGTAGATCGGCAAGATTTTGATATTGAAAGAGTTTTATCTGTGACAATATCAGGGGGTAACGGGGAAGGAGCAATTATTAAACCTGTTGTCAGAAAAAGATTTAGAGAAATATTTTTTGATGGTAGAGATACAAGAGTAAGAGGTGGATTAGATATTATTCATGATCAAATTATCTTTGATAAACCACATAATTTATTAAGTGGTGAGCCACTAGTTTATGACAATAATGAAAATGCTTCACTTGGTATAGGATCATTTAAAGGATCAAATACAAATCAAAATAAATTCCTATCAAATGGATCTGTTTATTTTCCAGAGGTTGTAGGAGTATCATCAATAAGATTGTATGAAACTGTTAATGATTTCAATGCAGGAATAAACACTGTTGGATTTACAACTGTAAACTCTCAAGGTACACATAAATTTAAACTTTTAAATAAAAAAAATCACTTACGTTCTGTTGTAATTGAAGATGCTGGTTCAAATTATACAAATCGCAAATTATTAGTAAAACCAAATGCCATATCCACTATTGAAAATACCATAACTTTTAAAGATCATGGATTTAAAGATGGTGAGTTAATTACATATAATTATGAGTTTGGTGGTACAGGTATAACAGGTATCAGTTCATCGAATCAATATAAAGTAATAACTTTAGATAATGATACATTTAGAATAGCCAATGCAGGTGTTGGTGGAACAAATAGTAGTTTTTATACAAGGGGAGAGTATGTTAAAATAGAATCTACGGGATCAGGTTTACAAGAATTTGCATATCCTCCTATTACTTTAGATGTTAAAGCTGTTTACTCTTCAACTACATTAGCTAGATCTGCTGATCTTGTCTTAACTCCTATTGTACGTGGTAGTATTATTAAAACTTACCTATATGAACCCGGAACAAATTATGGATCTGAGATATTAAATTTTGAGAAAAAACCGGGTGTTACATTAAAAAATGGAAAACAAGCTGAATTAAGAGCAATAGCATCTAAAGGTAAAATCTTAACTGTAGATGTTAGATTTGGTGGTAAAGAATATTTTTCACCACCTGATTTAGAGTTTGTTGGTGTAGGTTCTGGAGTTGGTGCAAAGTTAAGACCTGTGGTTACTGATGGTAAAATCACAGATGTTGTAATTATTAATCCGGGTATAGGATACACTCAATCTCCACAAGTTTTAGTAAAACCAGCTGGTATAGGACAAATTATAGAACCAGCAGTAAGATCTTTGACAGTTAATAATTTGGAGAGATTTGATGATGAAATATTACTTAAAGAAGCAGAATCTAATTTACAATACGCTGTTGTAGGATATAATACATCTCTCTATACTAATCCATTTAATGATCCAAATCAAATTACTGGACACTCTCCTATTATTGGATGGGCTTATGATGGCAATCCAATTTATGGCCCTTATGGTTATGAGGATCCAAGTGACTCTAACTCACAGATTAAAATTTTAGATACTAGTTATGTATTGGATACTTCAAATGTTATAAACAGACCAACATCATTTACTAATGGATTTTTTGTAGAAGATTTTAGATTTAATGATTCTGGAGATCTCGATAGTAATAACGGAAGATATTGTAAAACCCCTGATTATCCTGATGGAGTTTATGCATATTTTGTAGGAGTAGCAACTGGTGCACAAGGAAATCTTGATCCTAAAT